ATTTGCCTCAGCATTTAAAAGCTGGAAAAGGAGCTAAATCTTTCTCAATGCATCCAAAAATTGTGATTCGTGACACAGCTAGAGTTGGGATGATTGGCGCTGAAAGATTAGCTGTGCATCAACTTTCTGCGAACCATTGGGATGACCAGCGTAACGTTGATCTGCGCCAGTTCAGTAAAGATTTCAACCCTGACTTTGATGACAGGACACGTCGCAAAGCTGAATGGCTTTTTGACAAATTCGTGAAAGATTATTTCAAAACGGATGGTTATGTAAAACCGCGGCAATGCAACACCGCGGATTGGCTTGAAACTAGATCAAAACAATTCTTGGCTATGCTAACAAGACCACAGTTATTCGGAGAACTTGGGAGATCAACGCAGCATCAAGCTTTCCTTAAGACTCAAGACAAAGTAAAGGCCAAACCCAATTTTACTGCGGAGTTGCAATATGGTCAGACCGTTATTGCAAGTGATCCATCATACAACGCGTACTTCGGACCACATGCAAGAGGAATTGAGAAATCAATTCAGTCGCTCTTGCGTGATGATTACTTGATTGACGTTGGTTATTCCGACAGAGATTTGGCTAGATTGTTGAGAGAAAGAAATCTTTTCCCGCTCCTTTGTGGTGATGACCCGTGTCAAATTGATGTGTCTAGGCAGGATTCTTCTCATTCCGCTGTCACTGTCATTGTGTTTGCTTTATTACTTGAATATCTTGGTATGCCTTCTGATATGTGTGACCTTTATGTTCACAAGAGGTCTGCGTATAAGGTTCGATCCATGGCCAGTTGTCTATATAGTGGCGTTTTATCGTTCACGTTGCCATCTGGTGATCCTTTCACATTAATATGTAATATAATCCATATGATGACAGTGATGTCCGAGCGCTATAATATGGCTGGGCGGTGTGGCATAACTAAGGGTGACGACACACAACTGGATCGCAAGCCAGATCGGCGCCTTGGCTATGTCATTGATGAATGTCGGGCTGTCAAATTAGAAATTGTGACCAACGGTGTTGCATATCATGCGGGACGGTTTTTGATCCCTAATGGCAACCTTTGTTATGACCCTGTCAGACTTGTTTTGAAAGTTTTGGCTAAGGGTGAAGGTGCAGCCACCAACGAAGAATTATGTGTAGCCTTGCAGGACCGAATGATATGGCTTGACGGTTACGCTTGGCGCTATCTTGCTCAAGCAATACCCCGACAATATACTGGGTTAGATACGCAGTTGTGCTATACGATTCTCAGGATATGTTCAGGGTTAAAGGATGGCAACTTATATTGGCAGTTGGTTAAGAAACAAATAGGTGTTGAGCGGAAAATACGTTTTTCATCTGACTCTAATTGTGCTATTGAATTAGCACAATTTCTTAAGATTGAGTGCGGCGTCTTGAATGAATTTGAATTTGTTACACAAAATGAGGCCGCATCCCTCTTTAGGAAGTATACGAACCATAACGTTTTCACGACTGATGGACCGATACCACGCAAAGCTTGGTTGCTAGGCGGCGTGGTGGTTCAGCGTGAGCACGTTTTGTTCATTATGTAGGTGCTACCAAAATTAATAAATATGAATCACTTTCTTATCTGTTTTATTTTCTACCTCAAATTTGTATGTCATGTATCAACACAACATCTGAGATTGCTCCTCGATGTGCTTGGTAGAGCTGATGATTTTGGAGCTGGCGGTACTGAACTGTTGGCTGCTTTGGAGATTGATCAACCATCTTCTCCTGTCGCTTCCACATCCTCTGTAGGTGTGCCAAACCATGGAACAATGGAATGGCAAGACATCATTCTCGGGCATAGAGAATGGTCGATTTGGAGTGGTGACAAGTATCCTGTCTTTAGGACAGGCACACCAAATGAACCAACCTGGTGGACCAGGACGACAGCAGGTGTGCTTATCTCGGGAACCAGATTGGCACATGTCGCAAGGGATGTCGTTCTTGGCAAGCATAAAGTTGCGGCTAGCCACGATTTATTGTAGGTGCTACCTTTTCAATGTCTTCTCGTACTATCACTTCTTATCTTGGTCCTCTTTCTTGCGATAACACTAATAATACCGTCACGTCAGTTAACTTACGTGACGTTACCCAAATTTCTGATCTCCGAAAATTTTATTCTAGTATTGTAGTCAAAGAATTATCACTCACCGTTTTCCAATTATCATGCGTTGGTGGTGATGACAATCCAACTTGTGGTTTTGTTAGATTTGGCGTTGTTCCGTCCGATTGGACTTCTAATCGAGTGTTGCAGTATTCACGTACTGCTTCTGGAATTCAACCTTTTCACCTCAAAACCTCTGAGTTGGCGAGCAAAACATTGGTTTGTGACCTTGATGTATTTGAGTTAGATTTAGCTCTCAAAGATCGTCGAGGTTGTCAACCCAAGGTCATCTGCCAAATCGATGGTGTTCGTGGTGATAATGTAGATATAGTGTACTTAGAAATGAATTGCAAAGTTGAATGCCAAGGCGAGGCCTATGGTTATTGAGTTTCGGCG